CCAACACCTGTAAAACAAGAAATAAAACAACCAGAGTTACCAGAAAACATACAGAAGTTAATGAGTTTTATGGAAGAGACTGGTGGTGATATAAATGACTATGTACAACTTAATAGAGATTACTCTAATATGGACAATCATACTTTATTGAGAGAGTACTATAAGCAAACTAAACCTCATCTTCAACCAGATGAAATTGATTTTATGATGAACGATCAATTTTCTTACGACGAAGAAGAAGATGAGACAGATATAAAAAGAAAAAAACTAGCGTTAAAAGAGCAAGTTGCCAACGCTAAAACTCAAATGGAAGAGTATAAATCCAAATACTATGAAGATATTAAAGCTGGAAGTAAATTAACAAATGAACAACAAAAAGCTATTGATTTCTTTAATAGATACAACAAAGAGTCTGAGCAAAAAGAAAAAGCTCGTTTGCAAGCAAAAACTACTTTCCAAAACAAAACGGACCAATTATTTAATGACGAATTCAAAGGTTTTGAATATAGTGTCGGAGACAAAAGATATAGGTTTAATGTTAAGGATGTTAGTGAAGTAAAAGAAAACCAAAGTAATATGGATAATTTTATCAAGAAGTTCTTGAATGAAAATAACCAAATTGAAGACGCTGCTGGTTATCATAAATCAATGTTTACTGCGAACAATGCTGATGCTATAGCTAAGCACTTCTACGAACAAGGTAAAGCTGATGCTTTAAAAGATAGTATGGCTAAATCTAAAAACATCGATATGTCACCTAGAGGTTCACACGGAGACGATACGAATAGTGGAGGTTTAAAGTTTAAAGTGTTAGATAATAGCTCGACTCCTAAGTTTAAATTTAAAAAAAAATAAGTATTAATTAAAAAACAAAATTAAAAAATGGCAATTACAAGTGCAACGGGGATAGATGCTGCCCCAAGAAAACAAACGCTTGCCTCAAACTATGTGGACTTTACATCGTCTGCTACCGAAGGTTGGGCGCAACAATACTTACCAGATCTTATGGAAAAAGAAGCTGAGGTTTACGGTAAGAGAACAATCGCAGGTTTCTTGGCTCAAGTTGGAGCTGAAGAGCCATCTTCTGCTGATAGAGTTATATGGTCAGAGCAAGGTAGATTACATTTAGCTTATACAGCTAAATACGTATCTGGTAACAATAAGTATGAAATCCAAAATGATATTGATGGAAACGATGTTGGAACTACACCAGGTTTAAGAGTTGGTGATATGGTAATTATGACTATTGATGGCGCTACAGCTAAAGGTTATGTATCATCTGTTGATCCTGATGGTGATAATGGTGCTGAGTTTGAAGTATTATCTTATGGTGCTGCTAACATGGCAACTGCTTTAGGTTCTACCGCTACTACTTCTGAGTTAGTTAGAGTTTTAGTTATTGGTTCTGAATTTGAAAAAGGAACTGATGGTAGATCTGCTGCTAATGCTCCAAAGTTTAAATCACACTCAAACAAACACATCATCATGAAAGATTACTACGAAGTATCTGGATCTGATGCTACTTCTATTGGTTGGGTAGAAATATCTGGAGAAGAGGGACAAAACGGTTACTTATGGTATCTAAAAGCTGAAGGTGATACTAGAGCAAGATTTGCTGATTACTTAGAAATGACTATGTTAGAAGCTGAAACTGCTGTATCTGGTGCTGGAGCTATTGGTGGTACTGATGGAGGTGCTTTGCAAGATGGTACGCAAGGTTTATTCCAAGCTATTACTACAAGAGGTCACCAAACTACTGGTATTACTGGTGTTAACGCTGCTACTGACTTAGCTGAGTTTGATGCTATATTAGCTGTGTTTGATGCAAATGGAGCTATTGAAGAAAACATGATGTTTGTTGATAGATCAACTAGCTTAGCTATAGATGACATGTTAGCTTCTATGAACTCTTACGGAGCTGGTGGTACTTCTTACGGTGTATTTGATAACGAAGAAGATATGGCTTTGAATTTAGGTTTCTCTGGATTTAGAAGAGGTTCTTATGACTTCTACAAGTCTGACTTTAAATACCTAAACGACAAAGGAACAAGAGGAGGTTTAAATGATACTGTTAATGCGATTAGAGGTGTTGTTATTCCTGCTGGTGTATCTTCAGTTTATGATGAGCAATTAGGTAAAAACCTTAAGCGTCCATTCTTACACGTAAGATACAGACAATCTGAAACTGAGTCTAGAAAGATGAAGTCTTGGGTTACTGGTTCTGTTGGAGCTGCTACATCTGGAAAAGACGTTATGGAGGTTCACTACTTAACTGAAAGATGTTTAATTACACAAGGAGCTAATAACTTCATGTTAATGAACTAATCATTTATATTAAGGATCGAGGCTTCGGCCTCGACCCTTTATTTTATTAATTTTATTATATATTATATTATGGCAAAAAAGAAAAAAGTAGAGGTCGAAGAACCTCAAGTAGAAACAGTTGTTAAAACTGTTGCTAAAAAAGAAATAAAAGACAATAGCCCAGAAGCTAACTGGGAAATGAAAGATAGGATGTATTATCTTAAACACAATAAAGCTCCTTTAACTTATTTAATTAGAGGTAGTAATATTTATTGGTTTGATGAGTCAAAAGGTTACGAAAGAGAATTAAAGTACACTAAAAACCAAAGAACTTGTTTTGTTGACGAGATGAAAGGCGAACAAAGATTAGAACATATAATCTTTCAAAATGGACAATTATTTGTTCCTAAACAAAAAACAGTTTTACAAAAACTACTTTCCTTGTATCATCCACATAGAGACAAGTTGTTTGAAGAGCACAAACCTATTGAAATAGCAAAACATCAAGTTGACTGGTTAGAATTAGAAGTAGAGTTATGAGAGTAGAAATAGGTTCTAAGGTATCAGAGATGAGTTCTAAGGAACTTAGAAGAGATTTATTACTATTTGCTAAAAACAACCCTCAGTTGTTCTTAGAACTAGTAACTGATGAAAACGTACATCTTAGAAATGTAGGTATAAAAGCAAGAGAACAAGGTATTATAAAACTATCGCCAGATCAAAGAACTTTTCTTTGGGGATCAACTGATAGAAAACTAATGACGGTTCCTTTTGACGAGCATCCATACACTGCTTTAGCACATTGGTTCAAAACTGACGAAGGTATGGAGATATATACAAATATAGAAAAAAGATTAAACAACTAATCAAACTGTAGAGCGGTCGCCCTACGGGGCGATCGTAACTACAATAAAAAAATATTATGGTAAACGTAGACACAGTATATCAAAAAGTATTAACAATAGCTAACAAAGAACAAAGAGGTTATATAACTCCTTTAGAGTTTAACTTATTAGCAAGTCAAGCTCAAATGGAGATATTCAATAATTATTTTGTTGAGATGTCTCAGTTAAAAGCTATACCTGGTAATGAGTCTGAATACTCTGATGCTATAAAAACATTAAATGAAAAAA